TTTTTACCTTCCCGTGGGGGTGGAGATGAACTACGGGATATCTGGTGTGGCCTCCCGAGGCCGGGTGATATATGGGTTTACGTATTCATCGGGATACAACCAGGCAAGCCGGTTGATCCCTGTAACACTTTCCAATTTTGCTGCGTTAGCAGCAGACGGTCTTCTCCTCCCCTTTTTGATGTCACAAATGAATTGGGGAGAGAGTCCGGTTTTCTTGGCAATCGTTTTGATTGGAATTCTCTCCATGGTAGAAACAAGACTACGCGGACCGCGAAGCCTTGTCAAGAAGCAAACTACACATTTTGTCCAAAAAGAATTACGCAAAAAGCGAACTTTATATTTGACATGAACTAAGCGGATTGCATAGTCTATATCCACGCTATCACGATCCCTCAAGCAAGGGATCGGCCGGACGGTCTATTGCCCCCCCCGCCGCGGACTCGTGAGGATCGGGCGGGGATGAGGATTAACCATCAACCCATCTATTCACGGGCGCGGGCCGCGGGAACAAGCGAGTGATCCCGCCGAAGCGCCACTTACCTTGGCTGGTTTCGCATAGGAGGGCCAATCATGGGAGACACATCCATGGAACGACTGATCCGGGAAGGAGCGGAGCTCAAGACACGGGTCGACGAGCTCACCGCCAGGTTACGGGAAGTGAACCGGACCCTGGAGACCTTCGCGGACTTCAACGGCAAGAAGACGGCGCACCTCATTGGCGGCGGTTTCAAGGTGACGGTGCAGAAGCGGGAAAATGTCAAATGGCTCCAGGAGCGCATCGTGCAGCTCAAGGAAAACATGCCCCACGATCTTTTCACATTGCTTTTCAAAGCGTCCTATGAGCCTCAAAGCAAGAAAGCCATCGACGGGTTTCTCCAGCACGGAGACCACGATCTGGCTCAGGGGGTCGTCTGGTGCCGGGAGATCTCTCCAGGTTCACCACAGGTAACTTTTGAGAGACTGGAGGAATGATATGGCTCTAAAACCAATCACGCCAGATTCTGCCGAGCGCTTCTGCGGGCTGATCATCGCCCCAGCCGGTATGGGAAAGACAAGCCTCATCCGAACCGTGCTTGGCCAGGAATGGGATATTGAACAGAAGGCATGGGTCCCCAAGGAGATCCAAACGAACGAGAGGGTGTGTGTCATCTCCGCGGAATCGGGCCTTCTGTGCATAAGGGATCTAATCCGGCAGGAAAGGGTTGAGGGGTTCGAGATCGAAACCTTTGCCGATCTCAAGGAGGCCTACGACCTCCTGGCCATGGACCCGGCCATGAAGGACCGCTACCAGTGGGTGTTCATCGACTCCTTGACCGAGATCTCCGACCGGTGCAACCGGCATTTCAAGGACAAATACCCCCAGAAGGAAAAGACATTCGATCGCTGGGAGGACTACAGCCTCACCATGCTGACCCGCATCAAGGGCTTCAGGGACCTTACGGACTACAACGTAGTTTTCACTTGTCTTCCAACCGTAGACATGGACGAAAACAAGCGCCGATACATCGCCCCTAATGTCACGGGCAAAGGGCTCAAGGAGATCCTCACCAGCATCTTTGATGAGGTCTTCTACATGGACGTCTTGACGGAAGAAGGAGGTATTGAGTACCGGGCTTTTATCACGGGTCCCCATGAAAGGTTTCCAGGCAAAGACCGTTCGGGGAAGCTCGCCTTGTTTGAAAAGCCCGACCTCGGGTGGATCAAGGACAAGATCTTCGGAAACGGGGGCATTCCATTCTGATGGAAGATGAAGCTGCAACCTGTCAGCAATGTGGGGCGATCTTCTATCGTGGGCACAACGAATACTGGAAGCGGCTCTGCTTTGAATGCTGGCTTGAAAACAAGAACAACAAGGTCACCAACCTCAATAGGAACCTGCAGAGGAACAACCAGATACTGATTCAGGAGAACCAGCGGTTAATGAATCAGGTCGAGGTGCTGAACCGTGAGGTGGCGAAGCTTAAAAATGAGATCACAAAACGGCAACAGGGGGGCGTGAGGATTCCTGAGGACATATGGCGCTTCATGATTCTCTGCTGCCATCCGGACAGGCATTGGAACAGCCCCGTATCAAACGAGGCGACTCGATGGCTCCTGCAGTTTCGTGAAACTGCAAAGACTGAGTAAGGAGAAAGAACCATGGCAAGAATCAATGCAGATTTGAGCGGCTACGATACCTTCGACGACTTCGCTCCGGTTCCCCCCGGGGAGTACGTTGTGAAGGTGGACAGCACGGAGGTCAAGGTCTCTAAGGCAGGAAACGAGATGGTCTCTGTGATGTTTGAGATCCTGGGTCCCACCCATGCGGGAAGGAAGTTGTTCGATCAGTTCGTTTTGAAAAACGAAGTGGCCATGAGAAGGCTCAAAAGCCTGGCTACGGCCGCCGGACACAGGAATCCCAACTGGATCTCCGATTCCGAGGAACTGCACGGACTGAAGTGCATTGTCAAGGTGAAGGTGGACGATCAGGAGGGTACAGGATACGAGCCCAAAAACGTCGTCTCCTCCTTCAAGCCCATGAACAGGGATGGAGCTCAACAGCCTTCGGCGTCGTCCCAGGCAGGCCAGGCGGGAGTCCCGGCACAGGCGAAGAAGGCCGCGTACCCATGGCAAAAGACACAGGCATGAGCATCGTCCTTCGCCCATATCAGCAGGCGGCGATCGATACCGTCATGGCCGCGATGAGGGAGGAAAGGTTCGTCCTCCTTCAGGCGGCCACGGGAGCGGGGAAAACCATTGTCTTCTGTGAGCTCATAAAACGTATTCTCTCCGACTATCACATGAGGATCGCAGTCCTCGCCCACAGGAGGGAGCTGATTATTCAGGCTGCGGACAAGATGAAGAGAGTCTGGTCTGATGCTCCCATTGGCCTCGCTTGCGCCGGCGTATCCAGTGGCGTGCACGTCGAGGCTCCGGTGGTCATCGGCAGCATCCAGACGCTTGCAAGCCGCCTGGGCGAAACGTCCCCCTTTCACATGGTCGTGATTGACGAGGCCCATCGCCTCCCCCCGAGAAACAAGCCTTCCCAGTACCGGGATTTCCTGGAGAGGATGCAGAGATGGTTCGGAGACCTACGGGTGCTAGGGGTCACGGCAACTCCGTACCGCCTCGGTGTGGGATACATCTACGGGGAAAAACACAAGCCAGGCCTGGAGCCCTGGTTCAATGACCTCCACTTTCGGATCGGGATCCGGGAACTTCAGGATCAGGGCTACCTCTGCGGGATTCGGGCGAAGGAGGCTGAAAACATCGACTCCGAACTTGCAGGGATCCGCACGACGGGCGGCGAATACAACCTCGCCGAGCTCTCCGAGTTGATGAGTAAAGAGATCCACGTGGGCTCGGCCGTCAAGGCCTACGAGCAATACGGCGAGGATCGCAGGCACGTCGTGGTCTTCTGCGTCACCATAGAACACGCGGAGAAGGTGAATGAGGCGTTCAGACTGGCGGGTTACAGCACCGGATGCGTGCACTCGGAGATGTCGCTCGACGAGCGGGACCGGATCCTTGCCGCCTACGAGAGCGGAGAAATCCGGATTCTGACCAATGTCGGCGTCCTCCAGGAAGGGTGGGACTCTCCGCAGACCGACTGCATTCTGCTCTGCCGCCCCACCAAATCTTCCGCTCTCTATGTGCAGCAGATCGGGCGGGCTTTGCGGATCCATCCGAAAAAAGTGGATATGCTCATTCTGGATCTCTCCGGAAACATTCACAGGCATGGAGATCCGGATCACCCCAATGTGATTGTGCCCGGAGCCAATGGCAGGAAACCCACAGAGTCTTCCGTCGTCAAGACATGCCCCAACTGCAAGACGCTTATCCACATATCGGCGCAGGAATGCCTCGAGTGCGGCTATGTGTGGCCTGATGCGGTCATTGAAAGAAACGATGAGGTCAAACTCGTTGATGTGCAATTTAAAAAGCCGGAAGGACGCTGGCTGCAAGTGAAAAGCATCGAACCTGAGGCTTATGTGAGCAGAGCCGGAAACGCGATGCTCCGTGTGCGCGTGGCTGGATACGAGGGGGGGCGGATGCTCATGACTGTCCACGACTACTGGGACATCGAGGGGAATGCTTCGATGTACGGAAAGACCAAGGCTCAGATGAAGTGGCGGATCCTTGGTGGTGATGAGCCCCCGCCCGGGACGATCACCGAGGCGATGGAGCGGTGGGACGAACTCGCGACTCCCGACGAAGTCAAAGTGGTGCAGGATGGGAAATACCTCAAAGTGGAGAGATGGTGATGGCCCTGCTTCATCCGCAAGACAGAATCGCTTTGGAGATCTATGAAGCTGCCGCCAGGGAGTATCTAGCGACGAACAGGAAGCGCCGGTTCGCTCGCTCAAGGTATTTGGGCATGTCCCAGCTGGGGGAAGCATGCGATCTTGCTCTCTGGTACGATTTCCGCTCTTTTACCCGAAAACCTTTTGATGGAAGGGTTGCCCTCATATTCGGCGACGGCAACCACTACGAGGGAAAGGTCATCAAATACCTGAGGCTTGCCGGCTACGAGGTCGAACATGCCGGGCCGGATGACCAGCTCGAGTTCAGTTGGCATAACGATCTTTGTCGGGGACATTCCGACGGGGTCATTCACAAAGTCACCAACCGCCCCCATATCCTGGAAATCAAGTCGGCCAACCGGAAGCGCTTTGATGCATTTCGCAACTTTGGGATCCGGAATACCGCTCCCGCCTATTACTGCCAGGTCCAGTGCTACATGCTGAGCTCCGGCCTGGAGCGTGCGCTTATGGTGGTTTACTGCAAGGACAGCTCCGAGATCTACACGGAGCGGATCTATTTCGTTCGTCAGGAAGCCGAGGCTCTGAAGCAAAGGGACTACACAATAATCACTGCAAACGACACACCCGAAAGACCATTCCCGAAAGATTCATGCGAATGCAAATGGTGT